AAAACAATTACAACAATAGTGATTATGAAACATTAAAAACTAAATTAAATGAAATTGAAACTGCTAACATGACTAGAGAACAACAAATAGCATTAGCCGAAAAAACTGCTAAAGAAAATTTGGAAAAATCTCAAAAAATATTAAATACAACAAAGGCAAAAGAAATACTTGCTGGGCTTGATATTGATGATGGGATTATAAGTATGTTAGTAACAAACGATGAACAAACTACAATAAACAATGCTAATAAATTGAAAGCAAAGTTTGATAGTATGAAAGAAACTGTGGAAAAAGAAACAAAAGAAAAGTTAGTTAATACTGACCTTAAACCAAGTATTTCAAATGTTAATCAAGGGGAAGATGCAATGACATTAGACAAATTCTCTAATTTAAGTGCAGATGAACAAGAAAAATTCATCAACGAACACCCCGAAGAATTTGAAAAATTATAATTAAAAAAAGGAGAAATAAAAAATGGTAAAATTTAATGGTAAAATATTCAACCCTAATGTTTTTGAAAAATATTTAAGAACATTACCAAGTACAAAATTAAACACATTAATCAACAATGCTTTGTTCACTAATGTTAATAAATATAAAGCAAAAATGAGTGAACAAGCAGGTGGTTACTTTGTAACTGAACCAATCAAAGGTAGAATTGGTGGTACTCCAGTTAACTATGATGGAAACACTGATATTCCAAAAGGAGTTCAAAGAGACACTTTCTTCCAAACAAAAATTTGTTATGGTAGAGCAATGAGTTGGGGAGAAGATGATTTCACAGTAGAAATCACTGGAGAAAACTTCAAAGCAGAAGCAGGAGAAGTTAAAGAATATTGGGACGAACAAAGACAAGAAACTGTATTAGCAATTTTAAAAGGTATCTTTGGTATGACAGATACAGTTGGTAAAAAATTCGCTGAAAAGCATACATACGAAGTAAAAGGAAATCTTGACGCTGATAGTTGCAATAAAGCATCTCAAAAAGCATTAGGAGACCACAAACAAAATCTACAAGTTATGTATATGCACAGTGCAGTATCAACTAACTTAGAGGGATTAAACTTAATTAATTTCTTAAAATATACTGACTCAGACGGTATTGAAAGAGACTTAACTATTGGTACATACAATGGTAAATTAGTTATAGTTGATGATGATATGCCATCAGAAGAAGTTGCACCAACTTACACTGCTTCATCTGATACAACAGTACAAGAAGGGAAAACATACTATACAAGAAGTGGTTCTGCTGGGGCTTACACTTATACTGTTGTTGCTAATCCAACAGGAAATCCTTCAACTTCAAATTATTATGAAATGACTGCTGAGGGTTATACAACATATACTTCTTATATGTTCAAAAATGGCTTCTTTGAATATGAAAACTTAGGAGTTAAAGAACCTGTTGAAGTAGCTCGTGATGCTTACAAAAACGGTGGTAGAGATGAATTAATTTCAAGAATTAGAGAAATGATAGTTCCTACATTAATTTCATATAAGACTACTTCAAAAATATCTCCTGAAAATACTGACTTTGCTAGTGGTTCAAACTGGGAGTTAGTAAACAACGGAGAAACTGAAACAATCAAAAAAGTATTTATTGATGACAAATTAATACCAGTAGTTCGTATAATTTCAAGAGGATAACAAAGGAGAGATGACTTATGGAAGGTGCAGTAACAACTATTACACAATTAGAACTTTTAAAAAACAGAATAGAATATGATAGTAAGATATTTACTAACAATTCTACTTACGAAAAAGTGTTGAATAGATTGCTAGATGATAGTAAGTTTATCGCACTTTCTTTAAGATTTCCTTATCAAGATTATTCAGATATGGAACTGCCAAAAAAATATAATAATTGGCAATTAAGGTGTTGTGAGGAAATATACAAAGGCATTGGAACAGAGGGAATAAAATCTTACTCTGAAAATGGTCTTGCTTGGACTAGGGATAGTGCCTATATCTCTTACGAATTGAGAGGAGAAATAGAGCAAATAGTTGGTTACATCAAGGAGGTTTCAGAAGATGAAATTTAATCCTCCTAACAATATATTTAAAAATTGGAATAAAGATATGTATATTGCAACAAAAAAAGAAGTCAAATATGATGATTACAATAATGAGATTGTAATATATAACGAGCCATTTTTCTTTGGCAGAGTTAATTATCAACCACTAACTGGTAAAAACTTAGAGGCATATATCCAAGCCTATGGAGAGACCAAAAACAATATAGTAAGTTGTTTGATAGACTATACAGAGGACGGTAAGTTTAAAGATTTTGACTTGGCTTATTTGTATGGAGCAACTCCTAATGGGGAGCAAGTTTACGGAGACAATGCTAATTATATGGTAAGAACTTACAAATCACAAAACACAAAAATAATGGTAATATTTGAAGAAATTATAAAGGAGGAAAACTAATGGAAACAGTTAAAATCAAATACAAAGATAATGGTGCTATCAAAGTAGTTAAAAAGTCTTTAGCAGGAGATTATATCGGTACAGGTAAGTTTGAATTAGTAGACGAAAACAAACCAAAAATAGATGTAAAAAGAGACACTTTTAACTTAAACAGAGAAGAAAAATAAAATGTTAAAAACAAGTATAAATATAGATAGTCTAAAAAAAATAGACCAATACATCGAAAGAATAAACAAAATAATGGAAATGCAAACAGACCATGAATTTCAAAAGTATATTCAAAAAAAATGTTTTGCAACTCTACAAACAATAATGGATAGAGAACTTACTGGTGGAACTTCTAATGACGAAGAGATTACTTTATATAAAAATAGTAATCATATTTCAGAAGAAAAGGACGGTTTCATAATTTACAATGATGCTAAAATACCAGCAGACAAATACAATATACTTCCTTTTGATACAAGTGGTTATCCTGATGGTATGTTTAGTATAGCATTAGCATTTGAATATGGTGTTGGTATTGTTGGCATGGCAACAAATAATAACAAAAGTTGGGATTATAATATATGGTCAGAAAGCAAATCCAGTAAAGGTAGAAAAGAAGCCGAATGGTATTTGCCAAAAAACGTATTTGGCTCTAGTGGTGTTAAATATTCAGGGTATGTAGGTTTTGAAATTTACAGAAAGACTGCTGATGAGATAAATAGAAATATAAACTCTTGGGTTAGAGAGTTTATAGATAAGGAACGAGGTGTTTGATAATGATTGATAAATATGATGAAATTTTCAATGCTTATAAAGAGTACATGGAAACTAATTCAAAATACAATGTTAAAGTTGTTAAATACAACACAAACACCTCCACCTATTTTCCATTAGTAACCTGTGTATTAAATAACAACATAGATACAGATTATTGCACTATTGACATGATAGAACGTTATGAGGCTTTCTATTTTACAATAAATATTTATACTAAAGACAAAACAAAAGGAGCAAACATACAAGTTGCTTCTCAAGTTATAAATGATGAACTTAGTGCTTTGACACAAAAGTTTTTTGGGGAAAAACTAAATATGAAAAAAACTCTTAATCAACCTACCCCTAACTTAGACATAAGTGTATTAAGAAAGACAATACAATATCAATGTTTAATAGGTAGTGCAAGAGGGAATATAATAAGGAGATAAAACTATGGAAAACATGAAATTAAATATTCAATTATTTGCTATGAACAGTGTTGAAGATAGAGCATTGTCAGAACATAGAGGTAGTGCTTTATTGATGAAAAAAGCAAATGGTAAATATTCTATTCTTTTACCAGTTGAGGGTACTGGAGAAAACGGTTCTACACCTGCACAACTTGATAAAACTGCAATAGGTAATCCACAGGCAACTTCTGTTGAGGGTAGAACAGAAAACCCACAAAAGACTTTACCATTTTTCACTCACAGAGATAATATCAACGTGCTTGAAGAAATTAAAGGAGAAACACATGATTTCTTACGTTTACTACCAGACTTTACTGGTTTTAAATATAGTGGAACTGTAAGTTACATGGCAAACAACACAGACGTTGGTTCTTTAGAACAAGGACAAATTACAATAACTCCTACTTCTAAAGATGAATATGTAGAAGATTGCTATGATTTAGTAGAAGATACAGTAGTATTTACAAGTGCTATTGATGAAGTTGTTACAATAAGTGGAACAACTCCAAAGACTATCAACTTATCTACTAATCCAGCAGATGCTACTATTTCAGCAACATCAAGTGTTGTTGGTAAGGCAACTGCAACAGTAAGTGAAAAAGTTTTGACTATTACAGGTGTTGCAAATGGTACTTCAATAGTTACTGTAACTGCTACAAAAAGTGGTTATGCTTCATTTAAGAGAACTATATTAGTAATTGTTGACGGAGTAGCATAAAAGGTAATAAGAAAGGAAAATAGGTAATTATAATATGAAAAGAAATGAAATAATAGAATTAGGTGGGAAAGAATATACTTTAGAATTAAATAGAGAAAGTTTCCTACAAATTGACAAAATATGTAATGTTCAAAAGTCTATGGAAATCATACAAAGAGGTTTCTATGACTATGTTGATGAAATTGATGACGACTATAACCCTTTTGAAAACATGGTTTCAGATGAGGAAATAGACGAAGAAGTTGCTTTAAAGGAAGAAACTTTGAAGAAGTTAGTTGAAAATTCTTTCTTTATTTGGTTATATCCAAACTACAAACTTCCTATATCAAAAGTTAGAAAATTAGTTGACCCTTATTTAAAAGATGAAGAAAAATCTGAATGGATAGGTGCAAAAATTGGGGAGTATTTGAGAGAGTGTATTTCAATTAGAGAAAGTTATAATCAAGAAAGAAAAAACTTGAAAGCCCAAATCAACAAATAGAAGAACAAGAAGAAGATATATTTAGTAAATATAATAATTCTTATTACGAATATTATTGTAATTATCTTTTTCCACAAGCAATAGAGTACGGTATGAGTGCAGATGAATTTTGGAGAGATGACCCACAATTATTTGTATCATATCGTACTTCTTTTATTAATAAAAAGAAAAGAGAATTGGAAGAAACGGATTACAAATGTTGGTTACAAGGGCTATATATACACGATGGTAATAGTAAAATAAGTTCACATCTAAGACAATTTATTTCAAACACTATTTCAAGTATGTTTAAGGGTAAGAAAGATAATTCTAAAATAGAAAACTATCCTGGCAAACCTTATACAGAACTTGAAAAAGACAAAAGGAAACAAGATAAAGAAACTATGAGGACAAACAAATATAAAGAATATGAAAACTCTCTAGTATATTATGGCACGTTAAAACAGCAATATATAGAAAGAATTAAAAACAAAGCAAAGAAAGGAGAGTAATATATGAATAATCAAACCGATGTAAGTATTAAGTTTAAAAATAGTGTTACAGGTCAAAAGAAATTACAAGAGTATGCCCAAACACTTTCTATAATAAGGTCTGCCTTGTCAGGAATAGACCAAGGCAAAGCCAAAAACATAGAAAGTAGTGGCAAATCAATTTCCAATATAAAAGAAGATACTGGCACATTAAGTAAAATAACAAAATTGGCTTTTAATTATTCTACTGTTAGAGAATTTGCAAGGGAATTAAAAAGGACTTTTCAAGAATTATCAAGATTATCTATGAAAAGCAGTGAATACTTAGAAAATATAAATTTGTTTCAAGTCGCATTTGACAATAACTATTTACAAGCAGATAGATTCATAAATAAACTGACTGAAATGTATGGTCTTGATGAATCTTGGTTAACAAAAACAGTAGGTATTTTTAAACAATTGTCTAATGCTATGGAACTATCTACGGAACAAGGTACAAAATTATCAACCTTATTAACACAAATGTCTATTGATATTTCTTCATTGTATAATATAGATGTTGATAGAGCAAGTAGTACTTTGCAAAGTGCATTAGCGGGTTTAATTTTAATTGTTTGGCTCGCTTAAAACCTATTGAAATGCTGGAACACCCTAAAGACTTTAATACCATTAGTGTAACAATTTAAAGTATGTACAATGGGCAATCAGCAGGAAAGATTTGACTTTTGTGGTTTAACATAATATACTAATGCAAAAAGGAGATGTATATTGTGTTAAAAGAAAAAATATGGAAACCTATAAAAAACTATGAAGATTATTATGAAATAAATAATTATGGTGTTGTAAGAAGAATAAAATATGATAATATCGGAAATTTATATCAACATCAATTACCAAATTATATAAAACCAAGATATGATAAGGACGGTTACATGAGATATGATTTATCCTTAAATAATAAGGTTAAAAGATATATGGCTCATAGACTTGTAGCCGATGTGTTCATACCAAACCCAAATAATTTACCTTGTGTAAATCATAAAGATGGTAATAAAAAAAATAATTATGTTGATAATCTCGAATGGTGTAGTGTTAGACATAATAATATACACGCATTAAAAACTGGTTTAAGAAATATGAAAAATAATAAATTATCCAAACCAGTGGAACAATACGACTTAAATAACAATTTAATGATGGTATTCAAATCAGCAAATGATGCTAGCAGAATACTAAATATTTCACAAGGACACATTTCAGAATGTTGTAGAGGCGAAATTAAAAATTATAAAGGTTATATATGGAAATATAAAGTCAAATAATCCTCAACGACTATCTCGTAAGAGAGTACATTCAAGTGAATGGAAGTAGTAGGCAATCGAAAGATTGAAGATATAGTCTAATCTTATAGGAAACTATAAGAAGTTCGTAAGAGAACTGCATAAGAGTAACGAACTTATGTGAATATATATTGCAGACAAAACCTATACGTTCAGCAACAGGGGCTGATATAACTCAGGCTACATTACAACAAACACTACAAGGACTAAATATAGACACCTATGTAGGAGATTTATCCTATGCAGAGAAAAGATTATTAATAATTATTAGTTTAACTCAACAATTAAGCGAAGCAACAGATGACTTTGGAAGAACAATTGAATCTCCAGCCAACCAAATGAGAATACTTAGTGAGCAATGGGAAAGATTATCACGTTCAGTTGGTAATGTATTCATGCCTATATTAGCAAAAGTATTACCGTATCTAAATGCTATTGTAATGACATTAACCGAAATAATAAACATAATCGCAGGATTGCTGGGATTTAAGTTGGAGGATTTTGATTATTTTGGTGGAGTAGCAGATAGTGTATTGGATTTAGAAGATGGTTTAAACGGTGCTTCTGAAAGTGCTAAAAAATTGAAACAAGGATTAAGAGGTTTCGATAAGTTAAATGTAATAACAACTCCTACAAAATCTTCATCAAGTAGTGGTGCAGGGGGTGGGATTGACCCTAAAATTATGGAAGCCTTTAACAATGCTTTTGATGAATACAATTCCAAACTTACTGATGTTACTATGAAAGCAACTAAAATAAGAGACTCTATAATGGAGTGGTTAGGCTTTACAAAACAAACAGATTTGATTACAGGCAAAGTAAGTTTTAAATATGAAGGCATAAAAAAGACTTTGTCAAATGTATATAATTGGTTTAAAAAATTAAATCCACAGGCTAAGATTCTTGTTGGTTTATTTGCAGTATTAGTTACAAAAAACACAATAAAAATGATTACTAATTTAATAAAACTTTTAGGTAAAACTGGAGTTTATAAGTGGATTGTTGCATTAATTTCTCCAACAACTCAAATGTTGAAACAAGTCAAAGAGTATATAAAGTATTCTCCAACATTATCGAGTGGAATTAAAACTGCTATAAACGATTGGCAAATCCAATTGACAACAATGGATAAAGTCAAAAATTCTTTTTCTAGTCTTATTATTGCAGGAGCAGGTTTATTAAGTATAAAAACTTCTATGGACAGTATCAACGAAAGTGGTTTAAATTTGTTTAACACTCTTGGTTTGCTTGGTGGTTCATTAGGAACTGTATTGGGTGGTATCCAACTTGGTGCAACTCTTGGTGGTAGTACAGGTGCAATAATAGGTGGTGTAGCAGGAGCAGTAGTTTCTCTCGTAACTGCTATAATTAGTTATGAAGATGAAACCGACAAATTAGTTAAAAAAACAGAGGAAAATTACAATGCACACAAAAAATACAATGATGAATTAAGAAATACTAAAAAGATAATTGAGGAAAACCTTATAACTGGTTTGGCACAACAACAATATTATCAAAATTTAGTTGACGAATTAAAAACGTTAGTAGATGAAAACGGTAATGTTAAAAAAGGATATGAAGATAGAGTAGAGTTCATAGTAAATCAATTAAATAGTGCATACGGACTTGAATTGAAAATTACAAATGGACAAATAGAAGGTTACAAAGAGCAAATCAAAACAATTCAAGAATTGATTGAAACCAAAAAAGCAGAAATTATGTTAAAAGCCAATGAAGAGGCATACACACTAGCAATAAAAAACCAAGCAGAAGCATGGAAAAGAGCCCAAAATAGTAAAGATGAATATAACAAATCCAACGAAAAAGGTTTACAATTGATGGACGAGTTAGCAAAAGCAGAAAGTTTAATTGGAACATCAGAATTTAAAAATTTCAAATACAGAGATGAAAAAGGTAATGAATATAAAGGTTGGAATGCTTATAAACAATTAAAAAAAGATGCCGAAGCATATACAAAAGTTGTCGAAAACAATTGGAAAACATATCAAGAAGATAAAGCACTTTACGAAGAATATACAGATGACATAGTAAAATATGAAACCTTATCAACAGCAATATTAACAGGAAAAAAAGAAGAAATAAAAAAGGCATTAGAATCATATACACATACCGTAGTTATAGAGGGAGAAAAGCAAAAATTATCCCAAGCAGAATTGCTAAAATTTTACAAAAGCAATGGAGACGAAACAATTTCATATTTGAAATCCCAAGGAGTAGAAATAACAGAAGAAACTAAAAACACTGCGTATGCAAATTATCAAACTCTTTTAAATTCTCTTATTGACCAAACAAATACAATCAAAGAAATGACACCTGAAATAGGTCAATCATGGGGAACTTTAGCAGAAACTAGTAAAGATGATTTCCTTTCTGCTTTTGAAAAATTGCAACCAGAGATAAGACATAAAGTAACTGACCAAATGGAAAGTGAAGGTTATAAAATAAGTGAAGAATTACAAAAAGGAATAAATAAAATAGACCCAACTTTTGTAGTAAAAACTGATTTGACCGAGGCAAATAAAACAGTAAAAATTGATGCAGATACAACACAGGCTACACAAAAAACACAAACTTTGTGGGATAATTTAAGAAATGCTTTCAATTTAAGTATTTTTAAAAATTTTGGAACAATACCTTTTTTCAAATTTGCAAGTGGTGGTTTACCACCTGTTGGACAATTGTTTGTTGCCAATGAAAACGGTCCTGAACTTGTTTCACAAATTGGTGGACAAACATTTGTAGCAAATCAAAATCAAATGATGGACTTGCTAGATAAAAAAATAGGAAATGCTCAAAGCAAAAAACCACAGATATTCAATATATATTTAGATGCAAATCATAAAATAGGAACATACACTTTGGAACAATTGGAAGATATTGCTAAAGACAATGGCAAACCAATAACGATAGGAGGTTAGGTATATGAATTACGAATATGATAAGGTATATGTAAACAATGTACCTTTTCCCTATACACCAGTGCATGATGCTGGACAAAACGATGTTGACTTAGATGCTTACACAAACACTGCAGGTTACACAATACGAAATAGGGTTAGGCATGACGTAAAAACATTAGATTTCAACGTGCCTACAATGACTGGAGCAGAGATGAAACAACTTATGGCGATGAGAAGTCCTGTTTGGTTTCAATGCACTTTCTTTGATGAAACAGAGTGGGCTATAATAACAAAAAAAATGTATTGTTCAAGTCCAAAATATACTAAATACTATATAGACCCAACAGACCCTTTGAAAAACATATATCAAAATGTTCAATTTGGTTTTGTAGAGGAGTAGTGATTTATAATGGCATATACAAATTTCAAAAATTGTACTGAGCAACAATATAAAACAGTTATTTATAGTCAAGATTGCAGACATAAAATAAAAATATCATTTAATAATGTTGAACTAGAAGATGCTGATATATACTGTGAAAAGTTAACAGTATCTTCTAGGCTACTCCCTACTGGAGCGAAAAGGGTTTCACTAGACAATTTGATTACCAAAAGTGCTACCTTGATTTTGCATGATGTTGACTTGTCAAAAGTGATTGACCCAGTAAATATTTCAATAGGAACATTGGTTGGAGATGAATATGAATATGTTCCAATCGGTGTATTTAATATTCAAGATACACCTACTACTGACCAAAACAAAACAACTATAAAGTTGAGAGATAATGCAGTAAAATTAGATGTTCCCTATAATGCAAAACCTATTATTGACACAAATGGAGGCAGTGCAACAAAGTTCCAAATATTTCAAAATATATGTGAAACTTGTGGAATTGAAACAGAAATAACATCTTTCATTAATAGTAATGAGCCAATAGGTATATATGATAATTCAATAAAAGCAAGGGTTTATATTACATACTTTGCTGAACAATCAGGTGCTATTGCTACTTTTAATAGAGAAGGTAAACTTATATTTATATATTTAAACAATTTAGTAACTCAAAGTATTCCATTACATTATGTAGAAAAGTACGAAGATGGAACAACTTACGAAATATCTCGTACTGTTTATGAGGACGGTGTAAGAAAATTTGTTGGTGGAGATGAAACAAAAGATACTTTGTATTTAAACACTGCTAATCCTTATATATCGAGTGAAGAACACGTTAAACAAATTCATGAATTGGTTAAAGGATTTAAGATTAATTCATTTAAAACTGGTAAAATAATTGGAGACCCTTCCGTTGATTGCTATGACTTAATAAAAATACAAGTAGGAGCAGTTTCTTATATAACATTTGCCAACTACGATATGGCTTACAATGGGGTTATAATCAACAACTATGATACTCAAATAGGCTTAGAAGAAAGAAAAGAAAATGTTACAGTAAATAGTGAAGAAAGTTTCCGTAAATATGCAAAAACGGAAATTGATAATTTAGAAGGAACAATCAAATTAACAACAGGAAACATAGAAACTATAAACAATAGACTAGATGAAACCTATACCAAAGGTCAAACAGAACAACTTATAGTTGACTCTATAACAGGACTGACAAACACTTTTACACAAACTGGTGGTAGCAACTTGATAAAAGATAGTTTGGGGGCATTAAACGATGGTACTTGGGTAGAAAAAGTCGCTAGTATAAAAAATACATACACACTAGAAAATAGTGTTGCTGGGCAAGGAATTATGTTAAATGGAGAAACTATCAAACAAACAATTCAAGTTCCAAATAAAGCACATACAATATCATTTAAGTACAAAAGAACGGTTATAAATGCAATCACTACTGTAAAAATAAATGATGTTTCTTATGGGTTAACCTCTAATGATTTAACTGAATTTACACAACTTATCAATGTTGCAAATAATGTAATAACAATCGAGTTTACAAGTGATACTAATAACTCATGTTATATCTTAGATTTAATGCTAAATTTAGGAGAAGAAAAAAGAGTTTGGGAACAAAACAACAATGAAGCAATAACTGATACAGTCAAAATTGGGAAAGGAATCCAAGTAGAAAGTTCAGTTACAAATACATATTGGAGAGCAGACAGTGATGGTTCTCGAGTAGTCAATAAAACAAGTGGTAAGGTGGTCAGTGAATACACCGACAAAGGTACAGTAACAGAAGAATTTGAAAGTAAAAGTACTTCAAAAGTCAATGGTGTACTTTTTGTGAAAATTGGAAACCATAGATGGTTAAGTGGGGTGTAAAAAATGAATAATGAATTTACATTAATAGAAAGTAAACATATTAACTCATGGGGAAGTGCCTCTCAATTTTGGGCTGACTATTACTATCGAAAATATAGAAACGGCTCACAAATGGTTTATCAATTACGAGCAGTAATGAGGTATGTAAACACAACTGGAGGTACAGGTTATTATGACGCACCAGCAGTAGCAACATTTAAAATTAATGTTGGTGGAGAGCAAAATTACAATTCAACAAAACAAATAAAACCAACAACAAGTGGTAGTTTTGCTAATGGAACATCTTGGACTGTTGACAGTGATTGGTTTCCTTTTGACAAGACAACAGGTGTAACACCATGTGAAATAAACATCAATAACTCTAATACATGGGGATTTGATAACCCTAATTATAGTTTTGATTTGCCTATTGACCCAGCATTAGCAAGTATCGTCGTAAACGGTGGGAACAGAGTTGAAGTTGATTCAAACGAAAATGTAGGTAAAGCAATTCCTGTGGTACTAACAAAACCAGTTGAGAGTTATGTAGTCAATTTGAAATTATACATGGAAACTTCAAGTGAGGCAGGAACACCTAGAATATCAATTGGCGAAAGAAAAACCTTCACAGGAACTGAAATAACATTAACGAGCAATGAATTACAAATTGTTTATGAAAACACACCTAACAATTTCTTTTTTAGACTTATTACAGTAGTAGAAACATATCAAGGCGAAAGTAAAATAGGACAAACTGAAGTTGTAAACATGGCTAACTTATCAACAACAGATTTAGAACCAACATTTACTGATTTTGTTTATTCTGACTGGAATCCTGTAACAAGGGCATTAACCAATAACGGTTACACAATTATCAAAGGTTATTCAACAATTGGAATAACCGTTGCAGAAATAAATAAAGCAATTGGTAGAAAAGGTGCAAATATTGTTAAATACACAGGAATAAACGGAACTAATAGTGTAGATTACGTTTTAGGAAATTATCCAGTTATGATTTCTTTAGAAAAAGCACAAAGTAGAGAATTTTCTGTGTGGGCTATTGATAGCAGAGATAAATCAACAAAGGTTGATAAAATAGCAGTTAATTGGATAGAATATACTGATTTAACTAAAAATGATTGGACAGTGCAACGTGAAAACGGAGGAGTATCAAAATTGGTTAAATTGAATTTGTCTGGGAACGTTTTTGTAGGAAATTTTGGTGCAACTGAAAACAGCATAAAAACGGCAACATACAAGTACAAAAAGACAACTGATAATGATGACGCTTGGTCTGATAGTATTGACCTAACCATAACGCAAGAAAATGGAACATATTCTTTTAGTGGGTATATTAATGGAGATTTAGGGGCTAATGGATTCAGCCAAGACGAAAGTTTTGATATTTTAATTGAGATCACTGATGAATTATCTAAAGCAACAGAAACATTAATTTTGCAACAAGGAAGTCCAGCAATTGACATATATGGTAACTGTGTTGCTTTAGGTCGTCCTTATGATGAAAATGCAGGTGGAAGAGTACAAGGTACATACGAAATTGGAGATGTGTACATAACTTTTAATCCTAATAGCGACCCTGCTAAAAGATTTGGTGGCACATGGGAAAAAGTAGAAGAGGCTTTCTTGTTTGGTGCAAGTGAAAATTATGCAGTTGGAACTACTGGTGGAGAAAAAGAAGTTACATTGACTGTTGACCAAATGCCAAAACATGATCACGGTGGTTATGTTAAAGTTACAAATAGTTCTGCATTAGCATTAGATGGCGACAGTGGTGGTGGTAATAATTTTATGGTTCAAATAAGTGGCGTAACAAACAATGCTACAAGATTTGCAGAAATAGATTTACAAGGTAATTCACAACCACACAACAATATGCCACCATATATTGCAGTATACATTTGGAGAAGAACTGCTTAGAAGGAGATGATGAAATGATAGAAATATTTAGAGGAGATACATTGATTTTAACAATAACTCCTGAAAATTATAAATTCAAAACTGGAGATGTTTTACATTATGCAATAATGGACAACACATATTCCAAAAATTATTTGTATGACAACAAAATAACAATTGACAAAGATAGCGATGATATAACGATTACTATTTCAGCAGACATTACTAAAAATTTTGATATTGGAAATTTGTTGTTTGAAATAGAATTGTCTTATGCAGATAAAATAATAGTTACTAATCAATATCAATTAGTAGTAAAGGCAGATGGTATTTATGACAGAGATTAAGTTAAATGTAATTCAAAAAAACAAACTTAATTTTAAAGTACAAAATCCTGTTATTGAAGTAAAACCGTCTTTGGAAAATTTAGAAGTAACACCAAGTGGAGAAACACAAATTTTCACACATCCTGATTCTTACGGTTATGATGAAGTAAAGGTAAATGCAATATCTTTGCAAGAAAAAAACGTAACACCTTCTAAAAATTCACAAGAGGTTGTTGCAGATGAGAATTACAGTGGATTAGCAAAAGTTGTTGTCAACGGAGATAATAATTTGGTTTCCGAAAACATTAAAGAAGGCAAAACTATTTTTGGTGTAGAAGGTAGTGCTAAAACTATTGGTTATGAATATGCTGATTTTGATCCAGTTGACATTATGCAATTGTTAGATGAAGATACTGAAAATTATCCATCAAAATTAATTGTTTTACTTGTTAATTCGGGTACAAATTCATATCAAATTAGATACTCTGATGCTCCGTTCAACTCTGGAGATGTCGTTGTTGGTAGCGATGGGCAACAAATAACCGTTAAAGGTGTTCAAACTTATACATTTGATGATACAAAAGATTTGATAAATTCTTATGGTCAAAGAGTCAGATATTTTATTGTTTACAAAAACAAAAGAACGATGGGAACAAACGATCCTAGATTCAAAAGTGATGTTTTGATGTGGTACATGAAAAATTGTCAATATGTAAACACTGGTAATGCTTTTAAAGGCAATTACATAAAAGCAGTAGAATTTGACAGTGATTGTACTTTAGTAAACACGAGTCAAAACGTGGCAGTAGGTTCCCCAGCATTACAGAAATTTGAGATGCCTAACAACACTATTTATAGTGGTGTAACAGTTCTTACTTACTCGTTTCCAACTTCATATCAAATCAAAAAAGCAAAATTGAATTTAGCAAATGTGGTTACTTCACTTGAAAGAGCCTTGTTTGGCGATTCAGCACTAGAAGAATTGTATTTGTTTAACTGTCCTGAAGCAGAAGTTGATTGTGCGTATATGACAGGTTCTTGTTATATTTTGAAAAAAATTGTTGCAACTCCATTTTTGAAACCTGCTAACAATGGTAATTTATTTTCGCCACACGATGGCTTAATTGAACTATCAGGGATAGATTTTTCAGCATTTACTACTTCAATGACATTCACAGGTCATAATTTAACGAAAATTGAAAATATAAAAAACATAGCAACTATATTTAATGTTAGTTCACATCATTTATTAACACATGATAGTTTAATGAATATTATTAATGCTTTGGTTGATTTGACAGGTCAAACACCTAAGACTTTAAATATAGGAGCAGTAAACATCGCTAAATTAACAAGTGAAGAAATTGCAATAGCAACTAATAAAAATTGGTCAGTAAGTTAAAAAGGAAGTGAAAAAATGAAGTTAATTAATTATACAAATCCTCGTTTGCTTATTGCAGACGAAAGTAAACACATTAGAAGAAAAGATGATGTATATATTTCTGAGCATAAAAATGAAGAGACTGGCGAAACAGTACTAGAGCATAATCCTTACTACGCAACTGTAATTTTTCCAGCAATAGAATTAAATACAATAGAAAAATGCGAAGAAATGTATGTCGAAGAAGAAATTAAAGATTTAGAAAATCTTTAATATAAAAAAAGAAAGGAGAATAGGTTATGGAAAAAGTAAAAAAAATAGCAAAATATACATTAAACATTTTGACAATAATCAGTGCTTTATTGCTTGGTATCAATGCAGTAGAAGGAATAACAATTCCATACGTTGCACAAATAACTGGAGTTATTACCGCAGTTAACAGTGTAATTTCTACATACTTGCTAGGAAATAAAGTAGCAACAAAAATGAAAGGAGAATAGTGCTATGTTTAAAGAATATGCAATTTATCCGTTTAGATATATGAACATTACTCAAAGACATGATGAAGGTAATCATTTGCCTCATTACTATCAATCAACAAACCATAGTGATAAACCGTGGGATGAGGCTTGTCAAGACGGAGGAAGAAGTTACTTTGAACCTAAAAATGATTTTATTATTGAAGAAGTTTTAGGTCTAGGTACTAATACAACAAATTCTGTTAGACTAAAGTCAGTAAACAAACTGTATATTCCTTACAAAAATGAACCTGATTATCTATACATTACATTAACTCACATGAACGAAGATAATCTTGCTCAAGTGTATGCAGGGCAAATCTTAAAAGCAGGTACTAGAATTTTACTTGAAGGTACAGACGGTTGGGCTACTGGGAATCATTTTCATGTAACTGCTAACATAGGTAGATATTATGGTTTTTTGCAAAACAGTAATGGTAAATGGTGTTTTACTTACGAAAAATCTTTGCTACCACATGAGGCGTTTTATGTGGATTGGAGTTGGACACAAATCTTAAATGCAAGAAACTATCCATTTTTAGCAGTTCCTAAAGTAGAACCGTTAGGAAATATTATTGAAAGAAACGAAAATATAGACCAAATAGAAGTTAAAGTGCCACAATTGTATTGCAGAGTTAATCCAAACCTTAATGGAGAAATATTAGGATTTGCTAAACAAGGAATACACAACTATACAGACAAGACAAATGCTGACGGTTACGATTGGTATAACATAAACGTAGGTTGGATTGCTTACTCTCCTGATTGGTGTAATCTTTATCCTAAAAAAATAATTGAAGAACCACCTAAAGAAGAGCCAAAACAAGACATACCTAAAAAACCGACAGAAACGGTCAATACAAAGCCAAAAGGCGAAAATAATACAAATACACTACCAGACACTGAAAACAACGAAAATGAGCAAAAAAACAAGGAAAAAAGGCATGGTCTGATAGGAAGTATCATTTCAATTTTAAAAGTGATAATAAAATTTATAAAAAAAATATTTAAAGTTAGTTAACAAACTAACTTTTTTTATACTTGATTTTTCAACAATGAGAGTATAAAATATGTGTAGGTGGTGTGATATGGAACAAGAGATTCAAAAAAATAACTTGAACGATGAAAGTATAGGTATATTAACAAAGATGTATATTGAAGAATATTTCAAAAGTGATGAAAAATATATATTTACAAAAGCAGAGTTAATACAGTTTTGCATAAAATTATTAAAGGAGATAAACAAATATGAGTGAATATGAAATTAAAATGCTTAGACAAGAAGTTCAAGAATTAAGAAAAGAAATAGACAATTTGTACCATTTTATAGGCAACTTTGTAGATTTAACTGGAAGTGAATTGAATAACACTAAAAACCAAATGCTCACAAAATTTAATCCACTTCTAGTTACAGTAGAAGAAAGGAAAGATTATGATAAAGTTATATCAAGAACAGAAAATGACATTGAGTAAGATACAAGAAGAATTGGGTATAGCACACTATACTCTTTACAAATATGCTAATAAATTACTTAATATAGAAAACATGGGTGTAGGCACTTTTTTTGCATTAAGTGATTTGGTTGGGGAAGAGCCTAAAGAACTATATCAAAAAATAAAAGAATATCTGAATAATTAAAAAGGGGTTTACAAACCCCCTTTTTTAATTTACAATCAAATTGTAATCAATTATAGAAAGGAGATATGAATATGTGGATTTTTAAAGGTAGCGATGAAATAGGTAAAAAATTTAACAAAACTCAAATGGCTAAAATATTAGGTCTGCACCCATCTACCGTAAGAAAAGTTTTCAAAAAAACACTCTGTTGTTCTAAGTCAGTAGCATATTGTATAACAAAGTGCATTGATAACAGTAAAGAAATAGAAGATTTTTTTGAAAGGTGTGATTAAGCGTGGAAGAACAAAAACAAGATAAGAAAAAATATTGGATTAAACTTGACAAAGACTTTTTAAAAAGCCCTCAAATGAAAGTAATTAGGAATATGAAAAACGGCAAAGATTATATCATTTTTTACTTATCTTTAATGTTAGAAAGTGTAGAAACAGTAGGACACCTAAGATTTACAAGTCTAGTTCCTTACGATGCAGAAATGTTATCGGCAATAACTGATACAGATATAGACATAGTAAGAAGTGCTACAAAATTGTTTTGCGAATTAGGTATGATGCAAATATTTGATGATGGTACTATTTTTATGACAGAAGTGCCTAATATTACTGGAAAAGAGTGTGAGAGTGCAGAACGAGTTAGAAAGTATAGACTTAAACAGCAAGAACAAAAAATGTTACTTCGTAACGAAAGTGTAACGTTGTGTAACGACAAAAGTAACGACAATAAAGAGATATATATAGAGAAAGATAAAAATAAAAATAAATATATATATATAGACTTATTTGAGCAATTTTGGGAACACTATCCTAAAAAAAAGGACAAAGGAAATGCTGAAAAATGGTTTAAAAAGAATAAACCTGATAAAGAATTAGTGGATTTAATGATTAAACAAATTGAACGTTTGAAAGACACTAACGATTGGAAAAAACAAGACGGACAGTTTATTCCATACCCAACAACATGGTTAAATGCTAAAGGTTGGGAAGATGAATTTGAAACTGATACCGAAAAAGAAAAAAGAATTGAAAGAGAAATTATGGAAGGTACTTATGGAACTTAAAGATGTAAAAACTATTTTGAAAAGAATTGAGATTAATTATCCTAACTTTTTAAATGACACATACACTCAAGCAGAGTGGTATAAAGAATTGAAAGATTACTCTTTAGAAGATGTTATGGGAAAGTTAGAACAACATTTTAGAAGTGAACAGTATGGTAACACAATACCAAAAGTATATTTTTTAACAAAATATTTAACAAAAGAACAAGAAAAGGGACTTGAAAAAAAATATTATGTAAGATGTCAATACTGTAATGCAAGTGTATTGCTTTCTGACTACGATAAACACTCAAGTAGGTGTAGGAGCATTAAATATATTCAAAAACAAGCGAATAAATATGCAAATGCAGAAATTGATGAGGAAGAATTAAGAGCATTAGATGATGAATCTTTTAATAATTACTACAACAAAGTTCTAAAAATTGTTGAAAAGCACACAATGGAATCTAACGAAAAAAGAATAATAGGGAAAATATTGTATGATGATAATTTGGAATTAAAAGACATTGACTTAGTATAAAGGGGTTATAAAAATGAGAAATATTTTTAGAGATTTAATTGATGTTCAAAAATACAGAAAACAACGTAATACTTACAAGATAAAATATGAGGCATCTGAAAAAGAAAAAAAGAATTTAGAAAAGTCTAGGGATATGTTAAGAAAAAGCAACAAAAATTTAAGAAAAAGGATAAAGGAATTGGAAGATGAAAGAACGTATAGAAAAAGTAGAAAAAAAACTAAAAGAAATTGAAACAAACATTTTCTTACTTGACATGAAAGACCGTTGGAACAACGATGACTTTGATTTATACGATAGCCTTTATGACAAAAAAAGTGAACTAAGAAAAGAATTAGATGAACTAAGAAAGGAGTTAGAAATATGCAAGAGGAAATCAATGTAAACGAAATTGTAAAAATAGAAAGTATGGCAGTAATAAAGCAACAACTTGACAAAGTTGATGAATTTATTAAAGAAAAAACTAAGAATATACCTAGTGTTTTAAACGAATTGAAAACACTATCAAAAGAAGAAAAAGAAGAAAAAAAGGGAGAAATTAAAAAGTATAAACAATATTTATCTAACATTAGAAACGAGTTAGAAAATAAAAGAAAAGAGATAAAAAAAGAAATCAACAAGCCTTATGAAGAATTTAACGAGTATTATTCAAACGGAGTATTAGTAGAACTTACCCAAGGAATTGCACAATTAGAAAATGTAATAAGTGATATTGAAATAGCACAAAAGCAAGAAAAGTATAATGAACTAAAAGAATTTTACGATGAATACACAGTTAAATATAATCTTGAAAATATGTCAATCCCATTTGAAAGGGTAGGTTTGAACATTACATTGAATGCGTCTATTAAATCTTTAAAAGAGCAAATAGTGTCATTTTGCGAAAAGGTTGCCAATGACTTAAAATTAATTGAAATAGAAGAATTTAAAGATGAAATAATGTTAGAATTTAGAAATACATTAGACTTCGCAAACTCAAAAATACAAGTAATAGAAAGGCATAAACAACTAGAGTTAATCAAACAAAGAGATGAAGAACTCGCAAAGAAAAAAGAGGAAGAAAGTAAAATTGTTGAAAAAGTAGAGGAAGTTACAGACCCTGTAATTATAGCACCAAAAGAAGTTAATATTCCTATTGAAAAAATAAACGAATATGAAGTAACATTCACTGTAAAAGGAACAAACGAACAAATTGCAAAATTAATACAATTTTTAAATGAGGAGGGATTACGTTATGAATAATGCACAAGGGCAAATGGTAGTAAGTAAAAATACACCAAAATTTAGTGTTGCTATTCAAACAGACACATATAAAAAATTAATCAACAATACTTTAGGAGACCCTGAAAAAGCCAAAAGATTTATTGCTAGTATAAGTAGTGCAGTCGCTACAAACCCTGCTTTACAAGAATGTGATGCTGGTACAATATTAAGTGGAGCATTGCTTGGAGAAGCACTTAATTTAAGCCCTAGTCCAGTTTTGGGTAATTATTATTTAGTACCCTATGATAACAAGAAAAAGGGAATTAAAGAAGCCCAATTTCAAATAGGGTGGAAAGGTTATTATCAGTTAGCAGTTAAAAGTGGTCAATACAAGCAAATAACTGTATTGCCTATTAAGGAAGGAGAACTTATAAAATATGACCCATTAAACGAAGAAATAGAAGTTGTTATAATAGATGATGACATTACAAGAGAAGAAACTCCTACTATGGGTTATTATGCTAGTTTCACTTACTTAAACGGATTTAAAAAAGTATTGTATTGGTCTAAAGACAAAATGATGAAACACGCAGACAAATATTCTAAAGCATTTAATTTAGCAGACTACAAAAAACTACAAGCAGGACAAATTCCTGAAAAAGATATGTGGAAATTTAGTTCACCTTGGTACACAATGACTGATGATATGGGTTGCAAGACAATATTAAAACAATTATTGAGTAAATATGGTTTGTTATCCATTGAAATGCAAGATGCTATAATCAAAGACCAAGCAGTAATCAAAGACGATGGCACATTTCAGTACGTCGATAATACTGATGAAGAAAAGGAAACTAATGAAACAGATATTGAGAAAGAAAAGAAAACTAATACTCGAAAAATGTCATTAGATGATTTTAAGTAATGGAAATATGGAAACCAGTTTTGGGGTATGAAAATAAATATGAAGTTTCTAATCTAGGCAACGTAAAAAGTTTAAATTATAAAAACATGGGATATATAAAATTATTGTCGAAATACAATTGTGAAGGGTATGATGCAGTAAAATTAACCAAAAATGGAGTTCAAAAAAGGTGGTTAGTACACAGGATAGTAATGTTTAGTTTTTTTGGCAAGAAACAAGATTTAGAAGTGAATCATAAAAATGGGAACAAGAAAGATAATAACATAAATAACTTAGAATATTGCACAAGAAGTTATAACATTAAACATGCTTATGATAACGGTTTGAAATCTGCACTCAATGGTAAAAAGCACCCAAGAGCAAGACAAATATTACAATTAAAAAACGGTATTGAAGTTGAGAGATACGATACAATTTCTGAGGCAACAAAAAAAGGTTTTGAAAGCAGTAAAATAGTCTTGTGTTGTCAAGGTAAGAGAAAAAGCCACAAGAATTATCAATGGAGGTATGCTAATGAAAAATTACGAACCTAAAAGGGAAAGTGCAGGGGGATTTATATGGTTAAGAGAAAGTGAGGTGGTCGAAAGTGAACTTTGAAATAATACAAACAGGAAGTAGTGGGAATGCAATATTAGTAAACAATGTTTTGTTGGATTGTGGAGTTGCTTTCTCGAAGATTAAAAAACATTTAAAAAACATACGAGTAATATTTATTTCTCATTCACATTCCTGACCATTTAAAGCCAAGTACAGTTTCAAGAATTGCCTATGAAAAACCTAATATTAAGTTTTTAGTGGGGCAATATCTTGTCCAAAACTTATTAGACTGTGGTGTTGATAAAAAAAACATATTAGTATTAGACTTAGAAAAATGGTATGACATAGGTATATTCAAAGTTAAATTTGATTATTTAAGTCATGACGTTCCAAATAATTGCATACACATTGAGTTCCCTAATGGTTATAAATTGCTATATGCAACCGACACAAGCAATATTGACAATATTATAGCAAAAGACTACGATATTTATTTTGTTGAAGCCAATTACGAAACAGAAGAAGAAATAAGGGAAAAGATAAAAGAAACAAGAGAAAAAGGGGAGTTTTGCTATTTAGAAAGAGTGCAATATACCCATTTAAGCCAGGTACAAGCATTGAATTGGTTAGACAAAAATAAAGGTGTTAACAGTGAATATGTATTTATACATCAACACAAAGATAAGGAGGAAGAATAATGGATAGTCTAGCAAGAAAATTTAATAGAAAACAAGATAAAAAAGATTACAAAACATTGTATGAAACCGAATTAAACAATAGAAAACTTTTTGAACAAAGATACCGAGAAATCCACGAACAATATGTAAAATTACAAAAAGAAAGTGGAATAGCAGAATTAAGAAAAGACAATCTTGCACTACAAAAAGAAAATGAATTTTTAAAAGAAAATGCAAAGAACTTATTTGAAAATGAAAATAAAAAATTAAAAGAAGAAAATGCAAGATTAAGAATAGAACTAGATGATTTAAGAGGGTTTAAACAACAAGATGAGCAGTGTATAATAGCATTAAAAAAAGAAAGAAGAAAAGGTGTAGAAATGGAGGACATTTGTAATGGCTAAAAGCAAACAACAAATCAAAAAAGAAGAACTAAAATATAGAGCGATGGACGATGCAAGAATTTTGGCTCAATATCAAGAAATTATGAACGACAATGATAGAAAAAAAAGAGCAATCCAAGAAGCACAAACACAGGCTAATGATTTACAAAAAAGAGCCAATGCTATGAAAAGTGTAGCAAAGAAAGGAAAGAAATAAATATGGTAATTATAATAACAAGTATAGTTTTAGGATTAACAACAAGTGCATTGTTAGGAACAAGTTTTGAAGAAGATAATTGGGCATTTAGACCAAGAATGCTATTTGGACTTTTATGGCTATTGATAATATTATTTGGTTGTTTTTCAACTATCAATACAGGAGAAATTGGTATAAAAACAAGATTTGGGAAGATAGTAGGAAAAACGACAAGTGAGGGTGTGATTTTCAAATCTCCTTTAGAACACATAAGCAAAATTAATTTGAAAGTTCAAAAATATGTGAATGAAAATGCACTAAACACATCTACAAAAGATATGCAAATAGTTAATAACATTAAAGTATCAATCAATTATCAAATCGACGGTATGAAAGCAATTGATTTGTATAAAACTGTTGGTACAAAATACAAAAGCACTATATTAGAACCTGCAATCCAAGAAACAGTGAAAGGTGTTATTTCAAAGTACACTGCCGAAGAGTTAGTTACTAAAAGAAGTGAAATATCTTTAGACATTAACAATACATTAGATGAAAGAATAAAAAATTATGGTATTAAAAGTGTTGCAGTTGCAATAAACAACTTTGACTTTAGTGATGCTTATAACCAAGCCATAGAACAAAAAGCAGTTGCTGAACAAGAAGTACAAACTTCTAAAAACCAATTAGAAAAAGCAAAAGTTGAGGCTGAGACAAAGAAAGTCAAGGCACAAGGAGAGGCAGAAGCAAATAAACTGTTAGAGAAATCATTAACAGAAGAAATCATACAACAAAAGTTTATTGAAAAATGGGACGGAAAGTTGCCAACAACCTATGCTGGACAGGATATATTGAAAATATTTAATTTAAAATAGGAGGTAAAAATGGAAGAAAAAAAAGAAGTTAAATATTATATTTCAAGTGATGGCACAAAAAAAGATGTAACAAGCCTTAATGGAGAATACTTGATAAATGCGTTAGCCAAAAAAAGAAAGACAATATATGAGTGCAAAACAAAAAAAGATTGGAATAATGCTTACGAACAGATAAAAATTTTAGATGAAGAATATTACAGAAGATTAAATGAGTTCCACGACACATTGGAGGAAGAATAATGGAAAATAACACTGGGGAAGGAATTACATACAAAATAAATACACAAAGAACCTATAAGGTATATGTAAATCTCCATAATGGGAAAGCATTTTACAAGACTGCAGTAAAGAAAAAGAACTACGATAATACAGAAACAACTTTTTACAAACAATTAAAATTTGTAAAATGTACTCCTCCTACTGATGGAGAAATAATTAAAATTACAAAAGGGTTTGAAGATTTGTATGTCAACCAAAAAGACCCTTATAATGCTATTTCTGTAATAGCAGTAGTAGATTACGAAAAAGTAGAAAACTCTGTTGTTGCAGAACAACAAGCATACGAAAAATATAGGCAAGATTTGAACTCAGAGGACAATTTTGGGTCAGAATTACCATTTTAAAAGGAAAGAGGGAAGAATATGGGAATATTATTAGATTTATTTTTAAAATTATTATTGATTGTTGGTATATTATTTTTATTAGTTATAGTGTATTCAATCGTTATTACTCCATTTAAAGAAAGAAAAAAAGCAAAACAAAGAATAAAAATGGCAAATGATTTTTTGGATATATTGAAACAGTTTGAAGAAAAAGCAAAAAAAGAAAACGAAACAAAAACCAGCAAGAAACCAACAAAAAAAGCAGTTAAAATCAACAAAAAAGATACAAAGTAAACAAAAAGAGGTTAAAACCTCTTTTTTTTGCTATTTATGTATTGACAATATATATATAAAGTGTTATATTTATATTATGTAAAGGAGGTGTTTGAAATGAAAAGCATAGTTTTAAAAGAAAATGATGAAATAGAAGTTAAAAAGTATCTACAAAAGTTTTTAAATTACATTGATGTTGCTCCTAAAACAGTAGAAACTTACAGAATTGCATTAAACCAATTCATCAACTATTTATACTCGAAAGACATTAAAAACCCTACAAGAGAAGATATTATTGATTTTAGAGAGCATTTGAAAGAAACTACAAAACCAACAACAGTAAATAGTTATTTAATAGCGATAAGAAACTTGTATGATTATTTAGAGTACGAGGGAATAACAAAAAATATAGCAAAAAACATTAAAGGCATTAAATTAGAACAAAGACATTTAAAAAGGGGATTGTCGGTTGAAGAAATACATGATGTTATCAGTTGTTGTAAAGACCTTAGAGAAAAATTAATAATTAAACTAATGATTAGTTGTGGTTTGAGAGGCAATGAAGTCGTAAATATAAGACTAGAAGATTTTTACGATGATAAAGGTATAACTATGCTTCAAGTGTTAGGAAAAGGTAGAAATGGTTTGAAACAAGATAGTGTAAAGATTGATACCAGGTTACTAGAGATGATTAAAGAATATGTTGAAAAGTATAACGTTTCTGATTACTTGTTTTATAGCACTAGTAATCATAACAAAAATGGGAAAATAACAAGTAAAACAATAAGATACATTGTAACTAACATATTTAAAAAAGCAAATCTTGATATGGAAAGAATTAGTCCACACAGTACAAGACACTCAACTTGTGAATTATTACTAGAAAACGGTATGCCAATACAAGAAGTAAGTGAATTTATGAGACATAAAAACATATCGACAACCATGATATATAGCAAAGAATTAGATAAAAGAAATACACAAGCCCCTAGCATTATAGGAGATGTGTTGTTTTAAGGAGGAAACATGAAGAAAAAAAAGGAAAAAAAGCCAAAAATATGTATAACCTGTTCTCACTGTGTTTACATAGGAGAAGGAGATTATATATGTGATGTTGATGAACCAATAGTAGTTATGGAAGAACATTGCCCTAACGAAAATTATTGTTGTTGCAACGAGGCAGATTGGGAGGAAGAATGTTAAAAAAAGAACCTTTTAAAGTAATTGAAAATTATGAAATAAAGTATGAAGAAATGGAATATAAATATAATCCTTATAATACTTCAAAAATACTAATGCAAGGGAAATATAGAAACTATCAATTTTATATATTAAGTTTTGGTACTCATCCTACTGCTTATGTAGAAATTCCTAAAGGTCATAAGTTGTATGGAAAGGACTATGACACTATATACGATATGGGAATAGATATAGATGTTCATGGTGGACTTACTTATTCTCATAGTGGTTTAAGAGATATAAAACAAGATAGTTGGTTTATTGGTTGGGATTATGCTCATTATGGAGATTATTTTGCAATACCATCTTACAAGGTTTTTGGTTTGAACAACGGGAGCAAAAAATGGACTACATTAGAAATATTTGAAGATGTCAAAACTTGCATTGATACGATAAGAAAGGAGAGTTTAAATGGGATTTTGGAATAAGAGAATAAAAGATACAAAAGCAATAGCAAAAGATATTGGGGTTGAAGAAACAAAAATAAAAGAATTAAAACAAGGAAAGAGAGAAATTGGAGGAAATACAATGGGAAAAGTATTAACAAGTATAGAAAAAACAAAAGAAAGTAAATTACAAAAGAAAATAAGACAAGAGGAAATCTTGGATTGGTATAAAAGAACTGATTTGGCACAATTAAGACAACAATTTGGATTTAAGAAACAAAAACAACTAGCAAAGGAAATAGGAATGAGTCCAAGCACACTATGTCAATTAGAATTAAAGACAAAAACTTCTTATTCAAAATCAATGGAAATGTTGTATGATTTTTATAAAGATGATTTCAACAAAAACATAAAGGAAGAAGATGAACAAAAAGAAACAGTAGAGCAAGAAAAACTTGCAGAAAAAGAGGAAACAAAAGAAGAAGAAATAAAAATAGAAGAAAAAGGAACACCAGTTGAAGAAGAAAAAGAGGAAAAAGTGGGAGAAAAGGAAACTAGAAAAGATAGTTCAAAAGAAAAAGAAGAAGAATTTAATCCAAAAGATTTGTCAGAAGAAGATTGTGAAGATATCAGTATTTTAGTTTTAACACTTACAATAGAAAGACAAAATAAAGAAATAGAAAAACTAGAAAGACAAATAAAATTGTACGAAAAATTAATTGAAAAATTATAATATTCATAAAGCGAGGTAGAAAAAAATGGAAAAGGTAACTATAACAAGAAAAGACGGAATCAAATATGAAAGAAAAATGAGAAAAGATATGTTTGATACGAGTTTACATCTTAGGTATCACACTAGCAAAATAGAAACCCTAAAAGAAATAGCCAACAAAAAAGGTATAAAGTACCAAGAACTTGTAAGAGAGGTAATTGATAAATTCATTGAAAAAGAGCAAGGAAAGTAACAATGAAACTTCAATATTCTATCTTAATTAAGAGATACACCGAAATTCAAGAGGAAAATAGGCAAATAAGAAGAGAAAATGACGAGTTAAACAAATATATCACAGAACAGAAAAAGTCGATAGAACGACTTGAAAAGTGTGTTTTAGAGTTGAATTATTTGTTGAGTGTTAAGTTAGAAAAGGAGAAATAAGAATAATGAATAAAGCACCAAAAGTATTAACAAGAATGAGATTATCTTGTTGTTGGGGGGATAATCTCAATGAAAAAGAATTAAATGATGTTGTAGATTATATTAATGGATTAGAACAACAATGTAAAAAGCAACAACAAGTAATAGATAAAGCCATTAAATACGTTGAAGATTACACAAGTGGAGAAAGAATAATCACGTATGAACAATATAAAAGTGAATTATTAGATATATTAAAGGAGAAATAAAAATATGGATAAAAAAGAATATTACAATCGTATTGAAAAAATAAACAATAGATTTAAAACTGATAGAGTAAGTGCTGATGAAGAATATCAATTAGTTTGTCAAAAAAATTATTTATCATCAAAATATATTGAAAATCTAGAACAACAACTCAAAAAGCAAAAAGAAGTTATTGACAAAATTAAAAATGTACAAATAGAAATGCCAAAGTCAAATTATAGCTATGATTATATGATTTATAGAAGTAAGATAGATGAAATTCTTAAAGAGGTGTCAGAATGAGTATATATGAAACAAGCATAACTAATCCTAAAAAACAATTAGAATTTTATAAAGATTTATCAGAACAATTACAAAAAGAAAACAAAATCTTAAAAGAAAATGCAGAAAATAATGATAAAGTAGTTGACAATGTCAATTGGGAAAATCAGTTGTTAAAAAAAGAAAACAAACAACTTAAAATACAAATAAGTGCTAGAGAAGAAGTATGCAACAAACTAGAGAGTAATCGGAATAAGTTAAGGGAATGGGTTAATAAACATTACAATTATTATATACACAATGAAGATTATATTGGTGCAAGATTATGTTTTACTGATATGAAATATAAAATGCAAGAACTAGAACAAAGGGCAGAAAATGGTAGATGATGTAGATTTTTATTTAATAGATTTAAAAAGTAGATTTGACAAAATAAAACCAAATACATATTATTTATCATACTCTGGTGGTAAAGATAGTCATTTCTTGTACTGGTTTATTAAAAATTATTTAAAAAGAGACGATATTAAAATCGTTGGTTGCAATACATATATGGAACATCATGAAATATTGAAAAGGATAATTAAAAACAGCGATATTGTTCTTTTACCAAAATTAAAACCATTTGAAATAAAAGAAAGATATGGAATACCTTGTTTTAGTAAAGAACAAGATTTCTATATATATTATTACCAAAATGCTTTGAGAAAAGGTAAGCAACCTAGCAAGACTATACAACAAAAAATAGACGGTACTTATGACAAAGGTTTTAATGGAATAAGCAAAAAAGCAAGAGAATATATAGAAAGTGGTAATGCACATAAAATAACTCATTTGTGTTGCTATTATTTAAAAAAGAAACCGTTTCACGACTTTGAAAAAGCAACAGGTTTAAAGGCAATATTAGGAATAAGGTCTAATGAAAGTATGTTAAGAAAACAGCAGTATAAGTCCTGCTTCACGAATAGCAAAAAGTTTATACCAATTTATGATTTGTCTGATGAATTGTTAAATAAAATATACGATAAATATCATATTGAAATTCCTAAGGTATATGAACATATAAGTAGAACGGGTTGCATGGGTTGTCCCTACGGAAGTTATAAACATGACACCGAAAAAGAATTGAAATTGATAAATGATAATCAAAAAAAGTTTGTGTGTGAACTTTTTAGAGAAAGTTATAAAATTCTGAAAATAGAACAAGGAAGTGATAGTAATGAATAAATGGCAAGATAATGATTTAGAACAAATTGAAGTTAAAATCAAAATACCAAAAAATACAATTGCCTTTATAGTAAATACAATTTCACAAGAAAAAAATAAAATATCAATGAGAAATACTCAATATGATAGCAACGATGTTGAAAATCTAAAAGCGGATTTAGTTGAGAAAGTAGAGGGTGATGAATAAATGCTAACACTACCAATAAAAAAGAAATGGTTTGACATGATTCTTTCTGGTGAAAAGAAAGAAGAATATAGGGAAATTAAACCATATTATGATAGTAGATTTTATCATATAAAAGCGAAACCTGTAATTGATAAAAAAGAATATTCTATATATGTTGAAAGTCCAAAATATATAATTTTTAGAAATGGTTATTCAAAAAATAGTCCATCAATCAAGTGTGAAGTTGAAATTACTACAGGTTATGGCAAACCTGAATGGGGAGCAGATCCTAACAAGATGTATTATGTATTAAAAATATTGAGTGTTGAGGAAGTGAAACAAATGATAAGTGGAGCAAGTGAACAAGAATTAGAATTAGCAAATGTTATAGCAGATAAATTATTATTGCAAAAAGAAAATCAAGAATTAAAGAAGCAACTTGAAAACAATTCAAAAATAAATGTAGCAGACCATAAATACGCAAGTAAATGCGAAGATGAAGTAATTGTATTAAAAGCTCGACAAAAAGAGTTTATAAAATATTTAGAAGATGAAATTCAGAATAAAAGGGAAAAATCAACAACTCTAACTGCATTTATAAGAAATGTTGTACCATTACAACAATGTTTACAAAAATACAAAGAGATAACAGGAGATTATAAATAATGAGAAATTTTCAAGATATTGCAGATAAAATAATAAAAGTAATTGATGAAGAATGTGATTTTAATGAAGAAAGAATAACATGTATTATAGAACAAATAGAAAAAATTAAAAATAGTAATAGATATAAAGCACCCGAACTTCAATATATGAGTTGGAATGAATTAGCAAATGTATTATCATTAAATTTTGTTCCTAGTAATTCACGATGGGAAACAAAGATAATGATTATATTTAATAATTTAAGTGGTGATGTAGATGATTATTATGAAGAATTAAATAAGGAGGATTAAAATATGAATTTATGGGTGCGTAGTCAAGACAGAGAATGTTTATTGAAAATAGATATAGTTATGTTGGAAGAAATAGAAGAAAACAAAGAATATTGGATTTATGCAGGACACGAAAAATATGAACCTTATAGAGTATTTGGAGTTTACCATAAAAAAGAAAGAGCATTAGAAGTATTAGATGAAATACAAGATTTATTACAAAATGCTTATGTTGGAAATGTAAACAGAATTGTTTACCAAATGCCGAAAAAATAAAGAAAGGACTGATATTATGCTTAAAATAAAAGCCGATTTAGTTGTAAAGGTGGAGGAATAATGAATAGGGAAATAAAATTCAGAATATGGGCAGGTGGTAAGTTTTATTATAAATGCTTAGTAGGAAATACAAACGATATTGATGATGAAAAGTACACTTGCCCTGTAATTTGGTTAGACGACAGAAAAGGATGGGTTAATTGTGATAATGGAATTATATCTCAATATACAGGATTAAAAGATAAAAATGGTGTAGAAATTTATGAAGGGGATATTGTTAAATATGAGGGTGAAGATACTTCTTATATTGTAATGTTCGACCCAACTGGGTACTGGTGTTTGGATGGCAATGGTGTTAGAAATAGTGAAATGTTATATTATGAAGATATTTTTAAGTATTTAGAAGTAATAGGAAATATTTATGAAAATGAGAAAGGATAATTATGGCAAACAATAGAATGTTTATAAGATGTAAACAATGTGGAGAGATATTATGTATAGGAAAAACAATGAGAAATGGTTATTATTTATCTAACGAGGATATATTTAGCGACCTTAATCATTTTTATGAAGAACACAATTGGTGTAGTAAAGAAAAAAATATGAGTGATATTAGGTATTGTGATACACCATTAGGAATTGATGACCACAATGACAATAATTTTGAAATTGCATACGAATTTGAGAATAACAAAGATTTAGTAGAAATAAAGCAAAAGATTATTGATGAATACAATAAAAATTATGAAAAGGAGGTTGATTAAATGAAATTTAAAATGAACAATCATGATTGGGAAATTTTAGAATTATCAAAAGAACAAATTATAGCAGTGTATGAAAAAGAAATGGAAACAGAAACACTATATGTTTATGGATTAACAAAGTATGATAATCATAAAATTTATATCAATGAAGAATTATGCTTTGACATGAAAAGAAAAACATTAATGCACGAGTTAATGCACTGTTATATTGAAGAGTATGTTTCATTAGAATTGGAAGATTACAAGGAAGAAACAATGTGTAATATATCAGCCAATAGTCATGACATCATACACAAAATTGTAGATGATTACTTTATGAACATAATGTTGGAGGAGAGAAATGTTGGAGGAGAAAAATGGAAAGAGATAAACAACAAAAAGTTGAAACCAATGGTGCTATAACAAGAGAATTACTTGAAAGTAGAGGCTATAAGTACTTTGGAATAGACACAATTCACAGTGCAGAGTTATTTCAAAAAAGGGTTGTAGACTTAAATGGAGTAACTAAATACTTTATTAATTGTTATAGTTATTCTACAAGCACATTTGAATTTGAACTCAACCTAGAAAAAAACACTTTAAATTACAACATAACAATATTTGGCAACACGACCATTGATGACGTTGAAAACGAAATAGAAAGATTATGGATTGAGAATAAATTCAATTATTATGGAGTTAAATAAATATGAAAATAAAAATAAGTGAATTACCTGCGGGTATGATTATATGGAAAAAAGGCAATATTTTAGGGATAACCAAAGCAACGTTGCCATTAAAATATTATAAATATTATTGTGTTAAAATTCCTGGGAATGATTTTGATTATGAATTGGTGGTGGAATAAATGATAACTATCAAAACTATTAAAGGAGAAAATGAATACGGTAGTGCTGAATTATACATTGAAAAAGGAACACCACACGTTA